TACTTGATTTGCTTTTTCCTTTAAAGATTGAAATCTATTTTCCTCAAGATTTTGAAAATTTTGATCCATATCCTTGACATTTTGGCTTATTGTTGCCCAAGATGCGGATGTAGCTAATGGCTTTAATGGATCATTAAAAACTCCATTTTTTATTCCAAATCCAGAAAAATCAGCTACAGCGGTTTGACTAACTGTAGTGGTCACCCCAAAACCAGCTCCTTTTCCAATATCACTAATGAGGTCCTTAATTACATTTAACGTAGGCGGTAAATCATTGTATTGCTTTAATATCTTAGAGGCATCTAAATTTTTCTCTATTTCCTTTCCTGTATTTTTAGAGATTTCATCTATTTGATCGGCTTGACTTTCAAATATAGAATCAAAATCCGCATCAAATCCATCTTTTAAAAATGCCGACATTAAAGAAACAGCGGTTTCTATACGAATCATAAACTTTTGAAATCCATCCTGCACTTTTACGAGTGTATTTAAGAATCCAGTTTTTAGGTCTATTACAAAGTCATTTACTACGTTTCTAATTTCATTAAAATAAAATAACAATCCTGTTAAAGCAATAACTGTTAATCCTACTGGTCCAAGTATAACGCCTAAAGCGGTACTTAAAAATCCTACGGCAGTAACTACAAGAGGTAAAACGGCAGCGAGTGATGCAATAGTGACTACTAGAGTTTTTGTATCACCATCTAAATTTTTGAAAAAATTAACTAAATTATTTCCAAACTTTACTACCTTAATAAAAGCTGGCAATATTATAGCTCCAATATTAGCACCTAGCTCCTTCATTGACTCCTGGAATATTCTCATTTGGTTTGCCGCACCATCTGAGGTTCTCGCAAAATCACCTTGAGCATTAGTTGTCTTAGACATTACAAATTGATAGCGGAGGTTTACTTTCTCCGCTTGAGTCATCGCTTTTATGGTTTTTTTAATTCCCTTCTCTTGCGCAAACTGCTGCAAATTTACTTGAGTCATCACAATACCTAAACGCTTTAGCGATTCGGTTTCTCCAGTAAATACTCCATTCAAAGCGGTAGTAACCTCTTGAATATTCATATTTTTAAAAGAAGCTAAATCTCCAGCTAATCCTACTAATGCCTTAGACATATTAGCTGCCTCTCCTGTAGTGAGTCCCATTGAGGTACTCATATCCCCAAATAAAGCAGCCATATCTAAAGCAGTGCCTTGAGCGATACCAAACTGGCTTAAAGTTGTTTTGGCAAAATCTTTAACCTCTCCAGATGATTGACCAAAAGCCACATCTACCTTATTCATTGACTCCTCAAAATCGGATGCCATCTTAATAGCTGCGCCTCCTGCTATTCCTAGTGGAAGAGATAACCCTATCGATAAGCGCTTGCCTACTCCAGATACTTTAGATCCAAATGATTGTAATTTACCAGATGCTGTATTTAATGCTTTGTTTAGCTTACTAGCATCCCCTATAATGTCTACTTTTAATTTCTGATCTGCCATAGTACAAAAATACTAAAAAAAAAGGCGTTAGAATTTAACGCCTGCTGCAATAGCTTTCTCTTTAAAGTTTAAGTAATCCTCTTTAGTTCCTTTAGGTTTTTCCGCCTTATATATTTTATCTTGAGGTAATGGGAATAGTTTTTCTGGCTTGATCATTTGCTGCTTTTTCTGGCAGTTCACGTTATGAATCATGGTAGATAAATATCTAATTCTCTCCCATTCTAGGTTCTGTTTAATCATATAAGATTCACCCCTTAGCTGATTTTCTCGCCATGTGTGCGCCCAAAACTTATCTGGATCTATGCCGACTTGCCCAATATAATAATCTTCAAGGTCATCCCAAGTAAGGGAGTCGGCTATTTCTTTCCCTGGCTATTGGCTACTTTTTCCTCTTTACGATTTATACCCATATTTAAGTCATTGCCTAAAATACGAGATTCCATCATAGCGCCTATCATCTTCTCTAATTCATTCTGATCAAAATCCTCAAGCCATGCGCCTACCTTAAACTGATTGTAATCTATTTCATTTCCCTCCTCCTGGTCATAAGCTAAAATAGCTGAATAAACCAAAGCACGAATAGCTGAAATAGAAACGCCACCAGAAAATAGTTCTCCTATTTTATCTAGTGGCACATCCATAATTTCGGTAAAATTTGCCCAAAAATTCATGCTGAAATGTAGCGTTCTCTCACGCCCACCTAGCGTACTGGTATAATACCCTCTCCTTTTGTTTGCCATTATGTTTTACTTTTTATTAAGAGTTTATGCTCTTAGTGATCGCTCCTGTCAATGTTATAGATCCGCTGTAAGAAACTGGTGATTCCATTTCTGCGCTCATTTCTACACTAGATAAGAATCCCTCAGCAGTATATACAGCATCACCAGTAACGGCAGTACCAAATACACAAGTTAGTTGAGTTCTAGCTAGTAAGTAATCAGCAAGCTCTATAGCATTAGCAGTATCATCATAAGCGACTAAACCATCAAAAGAAAGCTCTCCAGACATAACCCCAGCGATAACCTCTTGAAATCCGTTGCTGTCTTTAGTTGTTGCCTCTGGAAGATCTCCATTTAATGTTAGTGAGCAGCTTGTAGTATGCCCTAAAGCTGTATCCTCAATCTTTAATATTAAGTTAGTTCCGTTAAATACGCCAGTTGTAGCCATTAGTTTTAAATTTTATACAAATATAGTGATTATTTATTTTTTAGTTTCTAGTTAAAAATAGAGTAAACAATTTTCCAAAGAATAAAGAAAGCTATAATACCTACAAAGATAACTTTGCCTTTTTCAAATATACTATCGCTATTCCATCCATTAAATACCCATTTAGTAACTTCTGCTTTTGCTATATCGTAATACTTTTTTATCATAATTTATTTTTTAGGTGGGTTATTCTTTTCATCAAATTCCATAGCAGCTTTAAGGATTATTTTATCCATCATATTATCTTGGTTTTGTAACATTTCCTTTTGCAAGTTAATTACCATTTCTTCAAGATTATCTTTAGCTGCTACTAACATTTCTATTTGATGGTCTTTCTTCTCTAGGGACTGTTTAAGAGCGTTTATATCGTCTGGCTTACTTCCTGTTATAGTAGCTACCGTTATTCCAATAGAAGCACTGATAGTTCCTATTAACATCATCACGACCTCTTTGTTAGTGTCTAATACAGGGAATTGTATTAAAGCTATAATAAGTCCAATACCAAAAAGGAATATTAGTAACGAACCTACATAACTTCTTATCTCTCTCGCTACTCCGTTTCTAGGTAATTTCATTTAAGTTTTTTATATATTGATATTATAGTATATCCGATAGCTAATACTAAAGATACTGTTTGTAGTACTGGGTTTGCCTCTGAAACACTTAACCCAAGTGCGAATATATTAGTAAAAGCTATCTTCAAATCTTGCATTATTCGTTGTATAGTTGTGTAACTTCTCCGCTGTCTAACGCTCTGTCAAATATGCGTACTTGGTCTATTTTGCCATCAAAGTAGGCAGAACTTCCATTAGCACCTAATCTTACACTATTAACAATTGTTCTATTTGTTCCTTTTACAACCAAATTATGCGTTCCTATTAATGAACCATTAACATATATTTTTCCTGTACTTGCCGAAGCATCATAAACCCCTGCTATATGATACCAAGTATTAGTACTAAAGTTGAATTTTGCCGCTGTATTATAGTTATTGGCATATTCTTGTGTAGTTCCGTAATAACGCTCCATACTTATACCAATTCCGTCTGAATGACCATAAAGATATGAAGCAAAAGGAGGGTTATTTGTATCTATGCCAAAAAGTGTTGCACCACCACTTGTAAAAGTAGAATTAAAATTTACCCACATAGAAAAAGAATAATCAGTATCGTTATCTTTATCAATAACACCAGGCAAATTAATGTAACTACTACTTCCATTAAACACCGCAGCTTTATCTATATATCCTGTGGCGTAAGAAGGTGTTGTAAACGTTCCGTCATTACTACCAGTAGAATCTGTTGCATCATCTTCAAACTTATAGAAAGCTACTTCACTACTATCTCCAAATGGGTCTGATGCGTTTCTTGTTAAACCGTTAGGGTTATATCCTTCTTCTGCGAATGCTAGGTAGATGTAGGTATAACTACCGTTATTCCAAGAATCTGCTGTGTTAAGCGTAAATCCATTAGAATTGAATTTGACAATTTCGGGGCTATCTGTTCCTTCCGCGTTGCTTAAATGAGGGTATAATCTTTTATCAGTGCCTCTTTCACTATCAAAAATATTCCATCCTCCACCATCTGCACTCGACCTTTTGGTTAATAAAAATTTTGGTCTAAATCCTGTCACAATACTATGCCCGCCTGCATTTGTTCCAACGTAAGAACCTATTTTAGACATTCCGTCTACGCTGTGGAAGCAGTAAGCGATTCCGCTCGTATAATTAAAACCAGTACCTACCGAAAATACGCTTGACGTAGGGTCTGTATTATTCCAAGCTGCCGCAGTTGTAGATATTGCTCCATTAGTACCATCCAGTACAAGGTATTTTGTTGCGCCAAGTGTTGCGCTGTATGTACCCCAATTAGTAACTGTTGTAAGTCCTTTTGTAATGATTAATTCTGGTGCTGAATCTAATCCGTGTCCTATTGTTTGAGCAGTGTTATTCCCAGTCCACTTCACAATACTAAATCCTGCCTCTGTAGAAGCTGATACTTGACTTGTAATTGTCCCATCTGTGTTTGATACTGCTCCTCCTCCTGCTTTCCAGTTCCAAGAAACAAAATTGTGTCCAGTTGTATTTGAGCCACTACCAGTTCCTGTAACATCAAAACCATCAGTACTTAAATTTCTTATTTCTGAACGGTTTGTAAGTTCTGCATTTGTTAAGTTAGATAGTAATAAACCTGTCGTGTTTGAACTATCAGTAGATATACCCCTTACGGTATCGGCAAGTAAATGATTTAAAGCAGCATCTCTATCTTTTATCCAAACTAAATCTGGTTGAAACCCAACCCCAGTTATAGTGTTAGTTGCTCCTGCACCAGTATATAAAACAGTTTCAAAATGGTCTGTCGGTACAATAGTAGGTTGACAATAAACCTCGTTGTAAAGTGTAGTTACTTCGTCACTTGAAATGAATCTATCAAATAAACGAACTTGGTCTAACCTGCCTTCTAATGCTAAATTAGCTTGTCCTGTTTGATTTTTAGCTATAGTTGTTGATGTGTATGATGCGCTAGTGATTGCCCTTCTTTGTGTAATTGCACCAATATAAGAATCTTCAAGGTTTCCATCAAGATATAAAAATGCTCCTGCTCCTGTTCCTGTCAATTTTTGTGTAAGAACAAGATGTCTCCAATAACTTGTATCAATATTACTCGCTGTTACAAGAGTTTTATGTAGCGTTGTTCCATCGTGTACTGGAAAGTTAAAAAGTTTATTAGTAGTGTCATAACCAAAAGGAAGATAATCGTCTTTATAATTTTGAACTAAAACTTTATACTGATACCCTGCTGTTCCAACACCTAAATCCTTAACCCAAACGGAAATTGCAAAATCATTAGTTCTTCCCCAATTTTGTCCAGTTACCATTCCAGAATTTAAAACTCCATCAAATGAAACAGCATTTCCAAACTTACCTGCTATATTAAAATTTCCTAATTGCACCGAAGCATCATAAGAACCTGTTTCGTCAGTAGCATCATTCATTTTGTAGTATGCTACTCCAGAAGGTGTGTTTAAAGATATGTTAGTTTGTGATGTTGCTAGTGTTTCTGCGTAAAGCGTAGATACGTTAGCTGCCGAAATTGCTTTGTCGTATATTCTTACTTGGTCTAGGTTACCGTTACTTCTCAGAGAACCGCTAGGTTCTGCCATTAATTGTATAGTAGAGTTTGTGAAAGAAAAGTTAGTACTTGAAGTTGAAGTTCCTTGTGAACTTAACGAACCGTTAATATATATCTTAGCACCATTTGCATTTGTTGTATTATCCCAAGTTACAACAACGTGATGCCAATCAGAATCATCAACTGTACCACTATCTAAAAGTAAATAATTTGAACTACCATTATTAATTCTAAAATTATATACTGTTCCACTTGAGTTTGCTCCCCCAATATGCCAACCTGATTGTGCGCTTCCTGAATTATTGGCTATTAAATAATAATTATTAGAATCTAATGTATTTTTTGCCCAAAATGAAACACTAAAAGCAGTATTTTGTAAATTAAAAGGTAACTCTATCTTACTACTACTCCCATTAAATACAGCAGCATTACCAAACTTACCAGTAGCATACGTTACGTTAGTAGCAGTGCCATCATATTCGTTATAAATTACGTTAGAAGCAGTACCGTCATAATTACCTGTTTCGTCTGTCGCATCCCCTTCAAGTTTGTAGTGGGCAAGTAAACCACTTATGGATATTGTAGAGGAAGCTGTTTCTGCATATAGAGTAGCGACATTACCTGCTGTAAGTGCTGTATTGTATATTCTTACTTCGTCTATAGTGCCATTAAAATGACTTGCATTACTTTTTGTTGAATCTGCACCGATTACAAAATTACGACCGCTACTAAATGAAGTATTTCCTGTAGTTGATGTGCCTAAACTATCCCCATCTAAATATGCCTCTACAGTACCATTATTAAATGTCATTACTATATGATGCCAAGTGTTTACACTTATATCACCACTTGAACCAAAGGTTTGATTACTTATACCATCTATACCTAATATCAATTGTCCTGAACTGTTTGTTCTTATATAAATATCATCAGCTGACGTAGAATTCCAATTACCAAACATAGAACCACTTGCCAAACTAATCTCATTAATCCATAATGAAACACTAAAAGCCCCAGAAAGTGAAGATATCCCTGTATCAACATAACTACTGCTTCCATTAAATGTAGCGCCGTTTCCTATATATCCAGATTTTATGGAGTTTGTAGCGTCACTCTCTAATTCATATGTAGCAATAGAATCAAAAGGTACTCCATCTAATATTTGAACTGTATCTGTGGTACAAGCTGCTCCTGCAGCACCCGTATTAATAATTCTTTTTCCTAACATATCTTTTTTTAAACTTCTGGCTGTGGGTAATAATCAAACGTAAATCTCAATACACTAACTACTGTTGTTAAGGCATCAATGTCAGTAATAAATCCGTTTGCTTTAGTAATAATATCAGCACGTTCTGTAACAATATCACTCGGGATATCTACGTTTCTTTCTGACTTTCTAATCACATACCAATCAGTTGGTTTTAATAATCTTCCTGCCTCTTCGTTTACCGCTTTCTTTTTGTCTGACTTTAGTTCGTCAATATCGTAAGTGTTTTCAGTAGTTACGTTATAAGTTGGATTTCCATCACTATCTAGTACAGCATCTCCATTGTCATCTACAATAGCTGTAGACACATCGTAAGTAGAGGCAAAGTCAATATCTACTACTGGGTAGGTAAATACGCTATTGTCAGCATCCCACTCAATAGAACCTAATCTTTGGCTTATCTTATCATAAGAAGGCGTTACAACGTCATAAAAACCAAATGCAGCATGGTTAGCTTTTTTGAAATTCAAATGTAAACCGTTGGCATCCTCCCAAACACTCGGTAATCTTCTATAAGTTCTAATTGTACCGTTAAAATCTTTTGCTTTCATATTATACCGCTTCTTTAGATATTGTCGCCCATTGCTCAGTAGAGCCGTTAGTAGACGTTATTTGAATTAAGTTACTTACTGTACCGTCATAAGTTCCTGTAATAATTTTAACAGATGAAGGTAAGGTTAAAGTGAAATCGCCTGTAATCACCAAATCCTTAACCATTCCAGTCGAAACATTGGAAAAAGTTAAAGTAGTGTTTGCGGTAAGTGTTTTTGTAAATACTTGAGCCGCTGAAAAATCTACAGCCGAAGCGCTCATAGCTTCAATGGTTGTAAACTCATCTCCAAGTACTCCGCTTGATATTTTAGTTAATGCCATGGTTTATTTTTTACAAATTTAAGATAATTTAATATGGGTTACTTCTATGTTATTAGTTCCTGTAGGCGGAGCTGTCGTAAATGTTAAAGTCGTTCCGCTTGTAGAATAATTCGCTTTAGCTTGATAAACCCCATCTATATAAATCTGTAGGTTGTTTTTTGTAGCTGGCTCAGTTGTTAAAGTAAATGCTACGGTACTGTCATCTCCATTAAAAGTATCTACCTCTATGCTAGGAGTTCCACCTACAGCCACAGCGTGAGTCACCTCTATATTATCAGTTCCTGTAGCTGGGGCAGTTGAAAAAGTTAAAACTTGACCAGATGTCGAGTAATTGCTTTTTGACTGGTAAACCCCATCTATATAAACCTGCAAATTATTCTCATCAGCTATAGTATTAGTTAAAGTAAATGCTACAGTACTACCATCGCCATCGAAGCTGTTTACTACAAAAGTAGTAGCACCACCCCCCCCAGAGGATTCTACCCAAGTAAAACCAGAGCTTGCACTGTCATAACTTAAAACGTAGTTATCTGTAGGCGTATTAGTGGCGTTTAAATGACTTTCATCTATAGAGCCATCTGTTATATGTTCTGAATCTATAGCATCATCAACTATATTAGTGCCGTCTATTGTATCAGCTCCAATAGTTGTAGCGCCTGCGCTAGTTATTGTAACATCCCCAGACATTGATACATCTGTAAAATCAGTACCATTTGAAACCATTAAACTACCAGCAACGGCAGCGCTTAAATTGTCATCAAACTGCGCTATCTTAGGAGCGGTAACTGCATCGCCTTGGATTGCTCCAGTATCTACTAAGCCAGATAAATCAGCGCTTATTTGTGCGCCTGTAATAGATATACCTGTACCAGCGGTCATTCCATTAGTTATCGTAGCACCACTTATAGAGATACCCGTACCAGCGGTTAAATCCGTTGAGATAGTATCGCCTGTAATATCTATACCAGTTCCACCAGTCAAATCAGTTGAAATAGTATCAGATGTAATATCGATACCATCCCCAGCAGTTAATATATTCTGCTTAGTGTTTATTAAGTTGGTTATGGTAGTGTGAAAATTAGCATCATCATTTAAAGCGGCTGCCAATTCGTTTAAGGTATCTAAAGCACCTGGAGCTGAATCCAATACGGCATCTATTTGCGTATTAACGTAGCTCTCAGATGCTATCTGTTTAAAAGCACTATCATAATACTCTAGCTTCCCTAGAGTGCTGTTATAACGTATTATTCCAGCCGATCCAGTCGGTCTGTTTGCAGTTGTCCCTACTGGTAAAGCTACTCCATCATTTGCGGAACTTACATCTAGCGTAAAACTTGCTGGCGCACCAATACCAAAAACTCCATCAGTATCTATGTAAAGTCCTAAATCATTACCATTACCATCTGATAACTGTTTGGCGCTTGATCCTGCCTCTGTAGAATCGCTTACTTTTACGAGTGATTTGTAAGTATCTTTTATCTTATTGCCAGTTAAAGTAGTACCCATCTAAATATTTTTTACAAATTTAATCAAAATAAATCTTCCCAATTTTCATTATCACCGTTCCAATTTTTATCAGTTTGCTCCCATTTGTTAATGGTTTCGGCGTTATTTTTTCTTATAATCAGCTTTCGCCTTTTTATTGCCATTTGTTTTAATCCTCTAGTAACTCCTATCATG